TTTTTTACTTAATTCACTAAAACTCTCTTGTAATTGGCTTTGGAATTTCGCCTGTCAGATATGCGAGGTATTTTTTTCCCTTGTTACCGGCTTGTCTGCCATCTTTTTACTCCTCTCCGAATAGTGTTGGTTCCTTTGGCTGTGCTTCTTTGACCATTGCTTTCGCATCTTCCTCGGTCATTCCTTCAAATTTTACGAAAAACAGCCATGCTGGAACCTTTCCCTGTACAACATACTGCCACCATCTTGCACGGTCTTCTTCTCTGTTGTAGGTTATGTCTCCGAAGTCGTATGTTGTTTCATAAACGCCCACCGGAGTTAGATCGTACAGGTCGGCAAAAACATTGAGTGCATAGATTACGCCATTCAGACAATCCTCCAGCTTATCCCGAACGTCCTTAATAAACTGAATTGTCCGGCGGTCGTCCGCTTCCACCTGCGTAGCCGTCACCATTCCAGTTTTCTCGTTAAACACAAAATAACCACTGCTAAATCCACATTTGTAGCTAAGCTGTGACAGTAGCGCATTGATTCCGGCCAACCGTGCATCCGTGTTGAGCTGTGGATTGATTTCCTGATAAAACTCTTTTTCGTCCTGTCCGAACACGTTCTTGACATAATGCGGCAATTTCATCTCGTTTCGCCTGTTCTTCATACCTCGTGGTGACATGGCTGAAACAGGTGTACCGCTTGGCATCAGTAGTCTATCATCTAACAGAGCAATCTTCTGAGAGTCTTTAATTTCCCCCGCGTTCCGACTATACGCAACATCAATGTCTCCCAGCTCCTCAATGCCTTCAGCAAAAACCGGCAAGCCCAGTGGTGTGCTAATATCCACATTGTTCGCCTGTGGCGTCCGTAGAACTCCGAAAAGCGGTCCGTCCAGCTTTTCTCCGTTTGCCTTGAGAATCGGTGGCGTATCTGCCATGAGATCAGCCCATTTGGTCTGCTTAAGGTCGATTCTGTCACCGATTGACTGAGGGGATTTTGACACATAAGCTCTGTTAGAAACGTAGTACGGATAAGTTGTTACGCCATCTATTGTAATCTCAGCAAATCTATGATATTCAAGCCGTGTGTAGTATTTTCGTCCAACAGTATAAGAATCCTTGAATATAATCCCTTTTATTTCCTGATTGTCATAATCCACAATCATCACATCTGCCGGAGTAAATACATCAAGGCTCTCACCGTTCGGCTTGATGAAAACCGTTCCATAGGCGCAACCGTACTCTACCCAGTGACGTATCTGAAAATATACCTTGTTAATCTGTTTCTGAAGCCATGTAGCCCTTGCGGAACCGCCGATCTGGATGCCGATTGCCAGCGTTGTGAGCCGTGCTGTCTCTGAGCAGACAGTTTTCGCGAAATTGATCGTCTTGATATTATCCTCATCATCCAGCCATTCCGGCGCACCCCTATAGATGTTCGCACACCGGTTAATCAGTGATTCCATCTCCGGGAATTCTGCCGCCTGGATATTAAAGTCCTCTTCGCCTTGTTTTTTGAAAAACATGTTAAACCACCTTTTTAGTGTTGTTATAAGTCCCATTTAGTCACCTGTCGCTATCTTCTTTCCACACATCGGACAATAATTAAGGTCAAACGGTCTGGAAGTAATGCTTCCTTTTCGGTCTTTCATGTACATGTACAACATGCATCCGTATATATATTTGTTCTTCTTGCGTTCTGGATTATCATAGTATTCTTTGTAAGAAGCTAAATTATCACAAAATTTACACATTATGCACTGTGCCCCCTTCTTCTCCACAACGATTCTGAGCCATACCGGACAGAATCTATCAAATGATTATCCTTGTCCGGATATCCACTGCAAATATTTCCATCTTTATCACGTTCGTATTCGTATTTCTTGAACTCTTTGCAAGCATTTGGCGTTCTTTTTGGGTCAAACACAAGCTTTCTTCTTTGCAGCCACTTCATAGAATACTCAATGCTTCCCGGTCCTTTGATTGCTCCTCTTGCTGGGAGTCCTGAATCTCTGTAATCATTGATTGATTTAGGCTCGGCAGAATCGCAAGTAATTTCGTAATCATCGTACTGTCTTCGCTTAATTTCATTCGCAGTCCATTTATTTGATTTTTTGTTTTCGTAAATCTCGTCAATAAAATAGATTGTTTCTCTGGCGGAATCATAATAGATTCTGGAAAAAGCATATTTATCCGGGTACCAGCCCCAGTCAACGCCCTGATAAATTCTGTCAAAGTGACTAATTTCTTCATCCGTGATAGTTCTTTCTTCGATGTATTCAAAGATATTTCCACCATTTCCGTTAGCATGGCCTAAATACTCATTGTCGTAAGCATCTGGATTTACTTCTTTTAGATGTTCGGCATCTGCAAGGAATACATCTCCAAGCCATTCCTGTTCGATTCCCAAATCAAGGTAAGTGCTATGCACAACCATTACATTTTCGTCTTTTTCTTCCGCTTCTGCCGTATACTCATTCGCCCAGTTATTCTTACTCCTAGGCGGGTTGAATGACTTGAATTTATATGCTTCATTACCACCACGAATAGCAGACTGTTGAATATTTCGGATTTCTTCTGGATTAGAAAACTGATCTAACTCCTCGAACCAGACAATACCGATATATCCAAACTCTGGCTTGATAGACTTAATCTTTAATGGATCGTCAGCACCACGAAAGTATATCTTCTGTCCAGTAGGCTTATACGTAATCTCCATAGGAGATACCTTGCACACAAATTCCTCATTTAGATTTAATTTATCAATAGCCCATTTCATCTGAGCGTAAACAGAATCTTTGATAGTGTTTCCGACTTTTCGCAGAATCAGAGCGTGCATGTTCGGATTATTCTTCAGCAGTTCCGGTATAATCAGAGATATAGTTGAGGACTTCATGGAACCACGTCCACCAGGAAGAATGTATTCACTATGTTTCTTTGCTCGAATATCCCTAATCATTTTATGAAATACGTCCGGGACAATGTTCAGATCAATATGGTATTCACCTTGCAATCTAGCTTTTTCTTCTGTTTTCTGCTGTTCTTCTCTGGCTTCTTTTATGGCAAGCGTCTTTTCCAGATCATTCATGGATTTCAGCTGATCGGAGAAATCCGGAGCAAATCCGAATGAATCAGTCAGCTCACCTCTTGCGATCATGGAGCGGCGCTGCTGAATTTCTGCCAGAGACATGATGTCAGTGCCTTTTTGTTTTTCAATGAGAGACTGTTTTTCGGCTATATATGCGGAAATGCAACCTTTTTCCAACAGTTTTTTTGTCGCGTTTCTAATGATTCCATTAGAGTATCCAGCTTTCCTTGCGGCGTCAGATGCATTCCCGCCGTTCTTTATATATTCAAGTGCAAACGCTTCCTGTTTAGGCGTTAAGTTCATCTAATCACCTCTGTCCATCCTCATTTTCTGACTGCCTCCCATATTTCTTTTAGGCACATGACTACATCATACTGGGATGCAGTTCGGAGTATTTCGTAATCACAATCTTTCCATTCACCACGTTTTGTTGGTCTAAACACTGGCGTTGATATAATTGTTACTGTTATCAATCGTTCCTGTTCATGGCTGTAGAATTGCGATGTTCCGATTTTTATGATTAATCCGGTGGATAATATAGCTTTTTGGAGTTTTCTTGTAACTAATTTTAAGTTCGCCATATCATCACCTCATTTCTGGCTATAAAATCCCATAGTAACACTTCTGAGTATATTCTATCACAGGTCAGTGGAAAAGTTGTGGTACATGTTTGAGGAATTTTGTGCTAAAAAAGAGCCGGTAAATACCGACTCTCTAATTTTATTCGTTGCTTTGTAATTTTCTGATTACCTCGCCCTGATTTCCCGGGCATCCCATGAAGCATTCCGGGCAATGCTCGTAAAATGCACATCTGATGCAATCATGTGGACTGATTGAGTTGCAATATTGATGTAGTACTGCAAATGCTGATATGGCGAGCTGAGGTGTTATTTCTGGTGGTTTAAACATCATGTTTTTGCTCGCCCTGGTCACTTCCACATTATCATCTTTGAACTTTATAGTATCCCCATTACATTTTATCGTAACTTCGTTCTTTTCTCTGTCAATTTCAAGTGTAGGATTGTCCAACATGATTATCAACTCCTTCTCATTAATGTGCAAGTAATCCAACAAACAGCGGAAGAACTAATGCCATTAAGCATAATGGTTCTTTTGTATAACTGAGTGCCGCTATTACGGCAAATGATGTACTGGCCCATGCTACTGATTTCGCCATTGCTGTATTAAAATCCATTTAATCACTCCTCTCCCCAGTCAATTTTCTGCCCGCATTCAGAACAGTACTTGCTTATTTTTTTACCAATAACAGGTGTTCCGCATTTCGCACATTTTTGAGTGGAAAATATATTGTACGGAAAATCTGGAACATATTCTTCAGGTTTGCATGGAATCTGCTTTTCCAATGCTTTTGCTCCGGAATCACACGCCCATGCTTCCTTGAGATATTTTTTCTGCCATTCATCTTTGTTTTCAGAACTTTCAATGAAACATAAATGCTGGTCTCTCATATCGGATAATATGTCTTTTGCTTCTTCTGGTTTCATGTTAATCCTCCTTATCGTCCTCCTCAATACTGACAGTTTCCAGATCTTCGAAATCACAACCCATTGCGAATCCGTCAATTATTTTCTTCTTAACTCCAAATACCTCTATCATGTGAGAATTATTTTCCATGATTTTTATTACATCTGACTTTTTAACATATTCAGCCATTCTCCATCTCCTCCAGTTTCTTTACCGTTTTCCTGTAATCTCTGTTTGCAGACCGAAACATCATCAGAAGTATTTCAGATACAGGCCTCGCTCTGTTGGCTCGTTTGGCTTTCTTGGCACATATAAGTTCGTTTCCTTCTGGGACATATATTCCTACATGATACGGGATTTTCAAAGATACTGTTGCAGCTAATTCCCCTGGCATAACCAAATAATTGTAATCTCCAATGAAATTCAATCCATGGCCAGATTTGAAATCTTCAATAGATGACTTGATTTCATAGCAATAGCAATCACCTTTTTCTATCCCGGAAACACTATTGTTCACTGGAACAAATTTCATATAGTCCACTCTAACTGCATGGTTTGTAGAATAATCAAACGTCACCTCTTTTGCCCAGTAGATACGAGGATCGTTGTTCGGATTGATTTTCTTTTCAATCATGGTTGATAATTCTGCCGTAATCTCAGGCCTTGTCATTCTTCATCTCCTCCAGCTTCTTCGCGGCTTCTTCACGGGTGAGGAATACCACAACATTCAATTCTCCAAGCCATTCATCCTCGTTCGCCCATAAAAACCATCTGCCGTCTTTTCCGTATTCAATTCCGCTTACCACGTTTTTTCGAATACCCGTGCCATATATATCCCATACAGTTGTGCCGATAGAACACGGCAATCTCACAAGTAAGCCCTGTTCTTCTAAGTCTTCATAGGTGGCAAGTTTATCAGCCGCTTTATAATTTCCTTCGTCGCCACTATCCTGCTTTATTATTATGAGCCCGTCATACACTCTTTCAGTTAATCTCTCCATCTACTTTACCTCTCCAAACCAGTCCTGAAATCCTTTCATACAATCAGGACATAAATCCAGAGCATTATGTGCGAAATATTTTCTCTGACTATCCAGATTTAATACCATGATCCCATTAGGATTTTTTCTATCGTTTTTAGAATTGTACTGCTCATACAGTTTTCCACATCTATCACATTTCTTTGCACATGCCATTAATCCATTCCTCCTGTAATCTCATCAATACACTGATTCCAGCCCTCTACAAATCCTGCATCAAATGTATTAGCCGGATAGTCTCCATTATCTTTCTCTGGCAAGTCCATAAGTGGACACCAATCAGGTCTTGATTTACTTTCGCAATCATAATGTTCTTCTGTTATCAGAATTTCATCACTGTCTAAACAGTCAGCTAATTCACACAAGCCCTCATGTTCAAGATCGCTACAGTATTCAGTTCCGAATGGGCAATCATAACAATTCTCCGGTGTATCAATCACTAATACTGATTTACTCATTCAACTCCACCACCTTTCACGATTTCATCAATTGTTGCATCTCCTTCTATGCAATATTTTTCAAATAAATAATTCTCTAATTGCTCTGCAACTTCATCTACATCAAAAGCTGTCAGCTGATCGTTAACGCAATCAATAAACTCTTTCTGGTCAGAACTAATACTTGTTCCAATCTCCCAAATTTTGATGTATTTGATTAATTCGTCTGCATCAATCAGTCTGCTCATATTCTATTCTCCTAACTGTTTTAAATTTTCTTTTGCAATTTTATTACTTTCCTGCATGGAAACTCCCCATCCATTATATTTTCTGTGGCATTCATCACAGTTCCATTCACCATTATCACTTTCTTTAATTTCGCTATTGAATCTGCAATTATCGCAATACATATGATCGAGAGTGCCGTAAATGATGCTTGCAATATCGTCTTGTTTGCTATTAGCATCGTCTACGTGTTTCTGCTTAGTTAAATATTCAAACGCTCTCAGCTCATTTTTCCCGACCCATTTAATCCATGCACCGCAATCCCCGCAATACAATCCCGTATTATTCCCAACTTTCTTGACAAAAAGGTTTTTACTATTGCACTTTGGACATCTATATTCTTTCATCTTTCATCCTCCCACACTCCCAACAACCGCATCCTCTTATACAGTACAGCGACGGTCTTGCGCCTGTATCCGTAGAAGTCTTTCGGGTTCATCGGGATATATCTTTCTTTGCTGATTTTCCTGTAACTTTTCCGGTGTAGGATATTCTCAATTACCATATCCGCTATCACCGTGTTTTTCGGGCAAGCTGACAAGGCAGCACTGGAAAGCAGGTATCCGTACTCTGCCGGGAAGTCTTTCAGCATCGTATTCAGTTTTTCAATATCCTCAGCCGGAATACCGTAGTCTTTCAGCTTTTTGTTCCTTGTCAGCATACCGTTCTCCTTTCTAATCGTCTGGGTGGCGCTTGTCGTACATGATCGCTACGCATACAAGGCCGACCACTCCGACTATGATTCCAAGTGTAAGCCCTAATAAGAATGTAATCATGGCTCGTCCTCCCTATAGCGCTCCGGCAATTCCATCCAGGCGTTGACATATAAATCATTACCTAAACAAGATATTAAATCGTCACCGGCGTAAAAAATGCCGTTGCCATCTTTATCTCTTTCACATCTTCCGATTATTGGGATTGAGTAATTCGCAAAAGAGAGAAGAATATAATCATCTGTTTCTGGCAATCTCTCACTGACCGGAATCCAACCATTTTCTTTCTCATCCTGCTCCAGATCAGCCAGAAGCTGCTCAATCATATCTTGAATAACTTTGACATACACCCCAGCGTATTTGTAGCAGTCCGAATATTTATCCGCGTACTGCTTTAATCTTTCTTTGATATGTATCATATTATTCCATCCTTTCTCAATGCCCGCTTCTTACCATGCAAAACAACAGTTCTGTCATGGATCTTTTTCTTGAACCATTGTGTCCACACTTCAAAATAACTGATAATCTCCATTTCTCCACATCTTCACCTAGTGGTGTTGGGCTTTCAAATTCTTCTGCAACATCTCTCTGATACGGAACTGCAACCATTACTCCCATGTTACCTATTTCCGCGTAACATTCCGGAAAATTCTCACGTATATGTTGGGCAAATTTTCCATTTTTTAAATCAGGTAAAATCTCTTTGTAGCACTCCATTGTTGTCACAAGGTAGTTTTTT